AACCAGTAGATTTAGCTAATTATCCAGCATTTGAGGAAAATTAAGATGAAAACACAACTATTATGTACATTCACAAAACGAAATCATTTCAATGAGACTATAGATATTATCATAGCTTGTAATGAAATTGTATTCGATAAAATTTATGTATTCTCAAATGAAAATGACCCTCATCAATTAATCTGTACGTATAACGTAGAATTTGATGAAGATTTCGTACAAGGTATTCAAGACACAATCTCACTTCATAGAAAAAAGAATACAAACACACTTTATACTATAAATGCACTAAACGATTTAATTCGTGAACTAAACGATGGTAAATTAGATAAAACATTCCCTATAGATTGGGAAAATTATAAGAACTCATTACTACTTACAAATGAGGAAGGTCTAAATAAAATACCAACACGAATTTATACAATTGTAGATACAAAAACTTGGGAACAAGACAAAACTGAAAAATAAAATTGTATTTTGAAACGATTCATTATACTTATTTATGTATCAAGGTTATACTTGATTAACAAATACTAATTAAAAACTAACAAATAGGAGATGTCCATCATGGATTTAAACGCAATCAAAAGTCGTCTTAATCAACTTCAAACAACAAACAACAGAACTTCAAATCTTTGGAAACCCTCGCCAGGTACTCAGATTGTAAGAATCGCCCCTTACAAATTTAATGCGGATAACCCGTTCATTGAATTGTACTTTCATTATGATTTAGGTGGAAAGAATTATCTTTCACCAATTTCATTTGGTAGGCCTGACCCAATTGAAGAGTTTGCACAAAAACTCAAATCAACTGGTTCTAAAGAGGACTACCGTTTAGGTAGAAAGATTGAAGCTAAAATGAGAACTTTCGCCCCAGTAGTAGTACGTGGTGAAGAAACTCAAGGTGTTAAGTTTTGGGGATTTGGTAAGACGGTTTATCAAGAACTGCTTTCCATTATCGCAGACCCAGACTATGGTGATATCACAGACACAACAAATGGTCGTGATATAGCTGTGGAATTCAAAACCGCTGAAGAGACAGGTAAAAACTTTCCTTCAACATCAATCAGGGTAAAACCTAATCAGACTCCAATAACAGAAGATGCATCTGTTCTTGAAACTATCACAGAATCTCAAAAGAATATTACTGAAATTTATACAGAACGTTCTTATGACGAATTGACTCAAGCACTTAATGATTACCTAAATGGTGATTCTTCAAGTGAAGAGACAACTAAAAAGGAAGAGGTTGTTAAAACCGCTCCTGCTAGTTCCTATGATAAAAAAGAAACATCAGACACATTTGATGATTTATTCAATAGCTAAATAAAAAAACGGGGAGTTGAAGACAGGAATAAAACCGCCTGCTAGTGTTACCGGATACTCCCCACTTTTACTAACAATAAAATTGGAGATAATTTATGTCAACAAGAGATGAATTAGCCGGTGTTTTAGCCGATACATTAAACAAACAATTTAAGGATATGAAAGTAGCATATTTCTTAGATGGCTCAGACACCACACCTACAGATATAAAAGATTTTGTATCTACAGGTTCTACTATGTTGGACTTAGCAATATCAAACAAACCAGATGGTGGTGTTGCAGTAGGTCGTATAACAGAATTAAACGGTTTAGAGTCAAGTGGTAAATCACTAATTGGAGCTCATATACTTGCTGAGACTCAGAAAAAAGGTGGAGTTGCTGTGTACGTAGATACAGAAACTGCAGTTAGTACTGAGTTTTTAGAATCTATTGGTGTAGATGTAGGAAGTATGTTATATCTACATTTAGAAACAGTAGAAGATATCTTTTCAGCTATAGAAGAGATAGTTGCTAAAGTAAGAGAATCAGATAAAGATAGGTTAGTAACCATTCTTGTAGATTCACTTGCAGCTGCAACAACTAAAGTAGAGTTAGAAGCTGAGTTTGATAAAGATGGTTGGGCTACAAGTAAAGCAATCATTCTATCAAAAGCTATGAGAAAGATTACTCAGATGATTGGTAGACAAAAGATTGCTCTTGTGTTTACAAATCAACTCAGACAAAAACTTGGAGTTATGTTCGGTGACCCGTGGACTACAAGTGGTGGTAAAGCATTACCATTTCACGCTTCAACACGTATCAGATTAAAAAATCTTGGTCAAATCAAGGACGCTAAAAAGAATACTATTGGTATGAAGATGAGAGCTCAAGTCATTAAGAATAGACTTGGCCCTCCAATGAGACACGCCGATTTTGAACTTTATTTTGAGAGTGGAATTGATGATGAAGGTAGTTGGTTAAAAGTATTAAAAGACCACAATCTTGTAAAACAAGGTGGAGCTTGGTATACTATGAATAATCACCTGGGTGAAGAAATAAAATTCCAGTCTAAAGATTGGGCTGAAAAGCTACAAGATGAAGACTTCAAAAAACATTGTTATGATTTAATATGTGAAAAGGTTATTCTAAAATATGAGAAAAACTTTGGCATTGATGATGTAACTATCGAAGAGGAGATTAGTGAGTAATTCTAAATATTTATCTATATTTGAGGAAATAAAGAAAAAGGGTGGCTCATTAGATGACGGAAAACCAAACGATAAAGTACTGATAATAGATGGCTTAAATACTTTTATAAGAGTGTTTAGTGTTATACCGACTACTAACGATGATGGTATTCACGTTGGTGGAATAGTTGGTTTTCTAAGAAGTATAGGTTATACAATAAATATGTTTAGACCTACCCGTGTCATCATAGTATTTGATGGTAAAGGTGGGTCTACTCGCCGTAGGAAGTTATATCCAGCATATAAAGAAAACAGAAAAACAAAATACAGAGTAAATCGTGCTTATGATTTTGCTTCTCAAGAAGATGAGAAACAAAATATGATTATGCAATTACAGAGGGTTGTTGAGTATTTAGAGGCTCTACCAATAACTGTATTGTCATATGATAATATTGAAGCCGATGATACTATTGGATATCTTTGTAAACAAGTTCTTACTGAATCTGAAATTACAGTTATGTCTACTGATAAAGATTTTCTTCAGTTAACGAATGATAGGATAAAAGTATGGAGTCCTACTAAAAAGAAAATGTATGATGAACAGGCTGTGTTAGATGAATATGGTATATCAGCTAACAACTATATTTGGTATAGAGTATTAGATGGAGATAAGTCAGATAACATATCTGGCATAAGAGGCTTGGGATTAAAAACAATACAAAAAAAGTTACCGTTTTTAAGCGAAAGTCGAGCAGTTAATATAGATGAAGTTATTAAAGAATTACCAGAGTCAAAAGATGTTATAGAACTGAATTACAAACTAATGCAATTATCAGATGTAGATATTTCAGGTTCAACAAAAACTAAAATAATAGATAGAACTAATGAACCTATAAATAGATTAGTTAAATACAAATTTGAAAAGATGTTCTTAGAAGATAAATTATATACAGCACTTCCCAATCTTACTAGCTGGTTATTAACAAACTTTAATCAGTTGAATCATTACGCTGAGAAGTCAAATGAAGGTAACTGATTTTACAGTAGAACTCGTTCAGAGAAACGCTATAGCTAAATTTGTAGAAAAACACCACTACTCACATAATACAAGTGGTGTTCAATCTTATTATCACTTTGGTTTATTCAGAGATGGTAAATTTGGTTTACCAGAATTGATAGGTGCTATAATGTATGCTAGACCATCTATGCCAGCAACAGCTAATAAATACAATCCAATAAATCCTGATAAATGTTTTGAACTAAGACGTTTAGTTTGTGTTGATGATACACCTAAAAATACAGAGAGTTATTTTATAGGACAAACTTTTAAATGGTTAAAAAAGAATACTGATATGGAAGTAATAGTTTCATTTGCAGATGAAGAAGAAGGTCATACAGGTGTAATTTATAAAGCAACTAATTTTGATTACTTGGGAACTACATCACCTGGAAAAGTATTGATGGTTGATGGTAAGAAATTTCATAGTCGGTCATTGTATATGGATAAAAGGCCATATGGTAGAGAATTAAAACGTAGATATGATAAAGGGGATGAAAATATTTTTTACATTAACACAAAAGTTAAACATATTTATACATACTACTTTAACAAGAAAATAAAAAAACAAATTAAAAGGTTATTGAATGAGTGAAACTCTAACTCAATTTGGAACATCTTTCCAAACTAAAACTCTCGCATCTCTTATATCTGATGTGAAGTTTATTCAAACTATTAGTGATATATTAAATCCAGCAATGTTTGATTCAGATTCAAATAAGTGGTTGGTAAAAACAATTAAAGATTACTATTACGAATATAAAAAACAACCCACACTTGAAGTTATAAAATATAAGATTGATGAGATAGATGATGAAGTATTAAAATCTGGTGTAGTAGATAAGTTAA